ACCTGCAACTGTTGTAATGTTAGGTATGTTAGTTGATATAAATTGTTTGTTTACAGCATCAGTATTGTCTACTGGGTCTGCAACATTTTTTAATCTTTTATTTTGTGTGTCCCATTGAAAATCAACATTATCAAGTTTAATAACATCACCAGCATCATCGATCGCTTCTTGTGACATATTAAATGATTGAATAGAGTCTGTATCTAGATCTGATTCTTTTAATACTGATCCAGCTACGTAGTCTGTAAGTCTTGATGTTTGACTTGTTTTTCTTCTAAACTCAATTGCGACTCCATTCGCCGGCGCTGATGATAGTGTTGCCGTGGTACCAGCCGCATTTAAAGTAAATGATGTGCTAACACCAGCAACAGTACAAGATAAGTGTGCACTGTCAATATATGTAAAAGGTATAGTAAAAGCGGTTGTGCTTCCGTTACCAGTGTATCTTACGAATGAATTTGCCATTGTTTTTTCCTATAGAGGTATCTGTTAAAAGTTAAGTAATTGGTCTAGAGTTTTTGAGGACCTATCTAGGCTGTCCACGTTTTTAAATGCACCACGTTTTTCTTCTAATGCATTTATATAGTCTTTTTGTAACTTAGGATTGTTCCTAATTACTTCCATACGGATCTTAGTTTTGTATTTATTATATACACTTTGAATCATTTTTGCTCTTTTATCATTTAGAAATCCTGATTGTGCAGGACCAAGAGCTTCTTTGTATTCAGGTGATTTTGTTACTAAGTCTGTCAATGCTTCTTTTACTGTTTTTCCATAATCTGCATCAGCTGGATCTGTAATTTTATATGTATTTAATCTAGCTAACATACTATCCAAGGGTAACATACCATCCATTGCATATTTAGGATCTGTTAAATCAATATTAGTATTTGGAAGTCTTTTATTTTGTTTGACTATTCCTTTACCTGGATCTGTAGTACTAGTTGCCGCAAGTGCTGATAATGCTTCTTTTAATGGTGTACTTTCAGTTGTGCTTGTTTTTCCAACAATTGGTAACAACCAATCTTTAACCGGAAATCCAAATACACCTTTTGGTTTTATAACTATTTCACCTAATATGTTTCTTTTAGGAGCAACATTTTCTGCATCACCCCAAGTAAGATTATCATATGAATCAGCGAGTGTTCTTACTTCTCTCATTGCCGCATCATTATTTGTTTGTCTCATAAAACTTGAATAAGGTATAAAACTTAATGCACTATTTTGTAAAAATCTATTCCATCTTGTTGGACTTTCAGTTCCGATTGCTGTCATTAAATCAGTAACACCAGATAAATATGTTTTTGATGTCATATTTGAAATTAAACTAACCATTAAGCCAGCCATAATATTTCTGTCTCTTTCTGGATTTGCTTCATCGAAAAATTGAACTAAGTCTGCAATAATACCTACAAACATAAATCTTGGGTCCATTCTGTTGTAAGCAACCCATTCAACTGTTCCGTCATCTTTAATTACTTTTTTAGAATAAGGTTTATGAGTTAATAACCAAGCTTCTCTTAATGCCGGATTTTTTGGTCCTCTTCCAGTAATTTGTTCATTAATAGCAAGATCGTACGCTTTATACATAACCATCGAACCTAATACTTGTCTTCCAATAACTTCTGATCTTTGTACTCCGCCTTTTTTTAACATATCAAAATTACGTTTTTGTAATAATCCTGTTATAGGCATTCTTTGCATCTGGTGTCTAAATAAGTTTGTTGGTGTTCTAACAAAAGGTAACATTAATCTAAATGGATTGTATGAACCTTTTGATAGTGCTTGAAATCTTGAACCTAAATCTAACCAAGCTCCGCCTGATAATTCTTGTGTAAATGTAGCTTCTCTAGAATACATTCTTGCTTCATCATTTACAAATCTTCCTAATTTATCAAAACCTTTTTTCTCAAATTTTCTGACATAAGAATCAAAATTAGCACCTTTAAGATTTTTATTTAATGCACCATTTACTGCCATTTCATGTAATTTTGCTCTGTAATTAATTTGTTTAAATAATTCGTCGGTTGTTACAAGTAATCTTGATGGTAATCTAAATGCTCCACCAACAAAATCAAATATAGCAGCGCCAGTTTTATTTTTAATATTAAAGTTTTGAGATGAAAAAGCTTTTGGTGCTTTGTTTTCTATAATTCTACCCATTTTATCAGCATATAGATCTTCTTCTTTAAAAGCTCTTCCTACTGAAACTAATGTATCATCTATTCCTCTTATTAATCCTCTGTATCTTGAAAATGCTAATCTAACAGATCTTCTACCATTTTTAGTATAAATAGTTAAAGCTCCACCAGTTAATAATTCTAATGGTCTTAAAAATGTTTCTATAAATGTAGAACTTAAGTTAATTACTTGCGTCAATGGCCCTGATAACAAAGCATTAATATAAACTTCTGTAATTACATCCCAAGACTTTTGTGCAAAAGATCTTTCGATTGCTTTTTTGATACCAGAAAAATCTTCTAATTTAGAAATACGTTTTGCAAAATCTTCTATATTGCCATCAAAGTTTTTAGTAATATCAGCAATTGCTTGTATATCTATTTTAGCTGCACCAGTTTTAATTCTTCCTGCTTGTGTTGTTCTAGCAGCTGCTTTAATTGCATCTTTTAATTCGTCTGTAGTTTTTGCAATAATAGCAAGTGTTTTTGCTAAATCTGTTTTTGTCGTTATATCAGATCCACCTTTAGCAACAATTTTTGATAATCGTTTTGCTTCTACTCCTAAACCTTGTAATGCTTTTTTAGTTGCAATAACTCTTATTGGAAGCTCTGCAACATTATCTACACTTGATAAACCTTTAGCAAGTACATCTGCTTCCATATCCATCATGTCAGATAGTTCGTCAGTTTGTTTATTAGTTAATACATTGTCCCATTTATTTTTGTAAGACTGGTGCATTGCTTTAACAGTTTTTTCAATAACTACTTGTACATCAAGAGCACTTTTCCAGTTTTTAACATTAAATGGTAAGTCTACATTTACAATGTCGTCTGTATTTCTAATAGATTCATTTAATTGTTTTTCGTCTAATAAAACTTCTTTTTGTTTTGGAACCGGTTTTGGCTTTACTTGTTTTGGTCCAATAAATTCTGATTCTTTTATTTTAGCTGCTGCGTCTGCTGCATCGTCAACAATAATACCTTTGTTGTTTGCTTCTTCAATAATTTTAGCTTGTTCTAATTTTTTGCCTTTATATCTAGCGACAACTCCTTGATTGTATTGTTTAAATAAACCTAAACCTTTAGCAATAATATGTATACCACCAGTTATACCAGCACCTTCTAATGCTTGTTTTAATTTAATCATAGCATCAGAATCATTTTCATCTGTTGTTAAAAAGTTAAATACTGGATTTGATAATCCTGGATAACGGTCTAATAAGAAATCAACAGCAGTTCCATCTTCTGGATCGAATGCTGTTACATCTGTAAGTGCACCAACAACTAATTCTTTTCCTAATCTATATGGTTTAGTTGGATCTTTTGCTAACAAAGGTATTTGTTTTAATCCTTTTGTTATTAAGCCATAGTTTGAAAAGAAAGCAACTACATCACTATTAAATGCTGCAACTGAACCTTCTTCTACTTCTAAAAAATCTGGAACAATATCCATTTTTTCTGCAAAGTATTCTTTTTGTAATAAATCTTTATCCCATTCACCAGTTGCAGTATATTTCCAGGTTGCTTCACCAAGGCCTATCCATGGATTAATAACCATGTTGACAAATTCTGCCATACCTTCCACACCTTTAATACCACCTTGAGCGACACCTTTAGAACCTTCAATAAAATTATCTACAAAACCTCTTTCGTTTTCTACTTCATCGTTGTAAGTTTCGCCGGATTGTATTAGTTCTTTTTTCTTATTTTTTTCTAATTCATTAAAATCTAATACTTCTAATTTTTTCTTTTGAGATTCATAGTCGTTAAAATTTAAAATATCTGACATTAATCTCCATCCCAATTATCTACAAACGGAATTGCGTTATATATACGTTCCAAAATACCATCATCATCTTTTGATTTTTGTTCTATTTCATCTTTAGCTGATGTATTTAACGTATCCCAAACTTCAAATTGTTGTTTAATAATAACATTAGCGTCTGTAATACCGTACTCTTCCATTAAGTCAGCAATCATCCCAGTACCATTATTTTTATATAGTTCTATTTGGTTGTTTGCGTGTTCTTTACTGTTAAATTGGAAAGGTAAACTATTTAGATTCTTTTCTTTTTCTCTATTTTTAAATTTTGCAATATCAAATGGTTCTAATTGACTACCATCTTTGTATCTATAATATTTAAACAATTCATCAGAAACATTATCTGCATATAGTTTTGCGGCATTTGCATCAATTGTATTATCCATATCAGGATTAGCTTCTTTATTATATATCTCCATAATTTGACTAAATGCATCTATAGCAATTTTAGATTTTTCTTTACTTAACTCACTTGATACAGCCATCGGCCCACCAGTAAATCTATATCCAAGATTAGTTGATGTTGTTTTAATATAATCATTTTGTAAAAGTTGTTTTCTATTTTGATCCATGATTTTTTCATGTGACTCTTGTTCGCTATATAATTCTTGTTCTAATTCAGCCCATTTTTTAGTAGTTTCTGCATTAAACAATGTTGAACCATTTTTTCTTTTATAATTTTTTACAGCTTCTAATACAGCAAATGCTTTTCTGTAATTAGCATCTGGAGAACCTTTAATCGCATATTTTTCTATAAGTGATTGTGCTGCTCCTAATGCTATTTCATTAAATTCATTACCTTTTAATCCTGCTAGTAATTTAGCGTTAGATCCTTCTGTATCTAAAACTCTGTATATTTCACTAGTGTAAAGCTTTTCGTCTTTTTTTGTTCCAAGCTGACTACGTTCTTCTGATTCTACATAAATAGAGTTTTCAAAAGAATCAATAATTACATTTTCTAAATTCTTTTTAAGAAGTGTATGTTGTCGTTCTTTTATATAAGAAACATAACTAGTACCAAGATTTGCATTCGATTGTGCTATAATACCATTTAAACCTTTTTTAAAGAAATTACTTTCCTTACCTAAATTTTTCTCAAAATACTCTGCATCAAATTTTGAACTCCAAGCAAAGAATTGACTTCCATCTTTATCTTCCCATTCTGGATTTTCTGCAATATTAGTTTGAATCCATTCGTTCATCTTAGTCTGTTTACTTAGACTAAATTGAATACCATGATTTTTACCTTTGACATTATCATACACCGATTGCCAATAAGGTGATTGTGTGCCATCTAATTCGCCACTCTCAACTGCTGTTGCGTATGATTTTGCTTCAGTAGATCTTGCTTTTATTTCAGCTTCTCTATCTGTTTTTTCTGTTATTTCTTTACCTTTATAATCTGTGTAAGCATTTAATGCTGGAGTTACATCTCTACGTAATATCGTAGCTAGTTGTAATAATCCACTTGGATCTTTTGAAACTCTGTTAACACCTGGAAATGTACTTTGATATGCCATTATACTTTACCGTAATCTCCCTTCTTGTATTTAGATCTTGATTCGACACCCGCAGAACCTATTTGTAACATTAAACCTAATTTACTAGGTGGTGTAACTGGCGGTAATCCTGCTATAGTTCTTCTCATCGCAGCATACGCGTCATCACGACCAAAAGCTACTTGTTGATTAGATGCATCAATTCCTGCATCAATTATATTTGTATCTAGATCTGCATCAAAACCAACATCTCTCAACATACCTATTAAATCGCCTTTGCCTTCGCCTGCGTTTGCCTGTGCTGTTGCTAATGCGTCTAATTTATCTCTTTTAGCTTTAAACTTTTCTCTCGCACTTTTTTCATTTGCAACAATTCTTTCTGCTTCTAATCTTGTTAAGTCTTCACCATAGGCAATGTTAGCATCTCTTGCAGCTTGGTCGTTTGCTGCGGCTTGTGCTTGCGCTGCTTTTTTCTGTCCTTGATATTCTGAATAAGCTCCAACAGCTTTAATACCAAAGTTAGCTACTGCCATCGATACTGGATCACACATTTTTTTGCCTCATTACTAATAAAAACTCCTCGTTGTTAATTCCATATTTACGTTTTGCTTTTGGTTCAAACCCACAAAATTGTAACCATTTTAAAGTTTTCCAATTTTCTGGATGCACCCAATTATAAATAATTTTATATTCTTCATTTAATTTACTTACCCATTGTCTACATTCTTTTATAAATTGTCTGGCATCAGTTAATAATTCGTCACTTGATAACATCCAAACTACACCATAACCTTTTACAAAAGGACAATCTGATACACCAAACATACCAATACATTCATTATTAGTGCCAACCATTGTATAAACTTTTGAATTCTTTAATTCGAATGATGATAGCAAACCGACAATTGGTTTAACACCATGCGAAATCATTATTTCATCAATATCTTCTTGTCGCATAATTTTGCTAAGATGTATTGCATCTGTAGGTTTTGCTTTTCTTACATATCCTGGCATTATCTTCTTGACCTTCTATGATAAAAGCTTTCTATTTCTGCTGCAACTACATGCATAGGTAAATAAGAATCTGTTTCGACTGTTACTGTATGTTGTGTGTTTTCTGCTTGAACAGGTACATTAAATGTCCCTGAAACAATAGGAGCGCTTCCAATAGTAAAAGATGAATTACTTATAATTTGGCCATTCATAGTATAACTTCTAAGTGTTCTATCGACTGGTTGTACTTTAACTTGAAAGAAACCTGTGTCTTCATAATCAAAAGCAATGTTTCTTACTTGTAAACGTCCTGATGTAACCGAAAGCTTACCACCAGATGGTGATGGTTCTTTTACATATACAGTCGACATTTGATATTTTGTTGTATATTTAGTTCCAAATATTGCGTTAGGATAATTACCTTCAGCATAATATGTGGCTCCTGAATTAGTTATAGTTAAATCAATACCAGTTGCTGCATCTACACCAAATAAACCTGTTCGTTCTCCATAAGGAGATGTGTAAGTTGTTTTGTCTGTTGCTGAGTCGTAAGTACCTGTTAATGCGACTTTATGATCTAATGCTACACTAAATGTTAAATTTGTTTCGTTTAAGTTTTGAATATCTATTGTGTATAATTTACAATTCTGTTTATCGTTAGCAACCATATATAATTTACTTTCAATAATCATTCCACCTAAAATCTCTACACCATCAAATATCCATTTAGACCATGATGCTTGTATTTTTTCATTACGATCCCAAAAGTATTTATAAACATAAATTTCTTTTGAATTAGTAGGAGTCACATTTGAGTTTACTGAGTAAGGCGATGTTGATTCACCAACTTTTGTATCATACGGAAATGCAAACATTGTGTCTTCCATTGGACACGCCAATAATGATGTTACATTAGAAGGTATATAAGATGATATTCCTGCAGTAATATCTATTGAATCATTTGTTAATGTATCATTGTCTGCATAATATTCTCTAACAGCACTAAAATTTCCTTTTTTCTGAATAAAATAAATATAACTACCAACAGCAACTGGTTCAACTTCAGCATTGTGTTCGAATGTTGTTGTTGATACAATTGACGCTGATTCTGGTGTTAATGTACCATCAGATTTTAGTATAAATTGGTTTGTATCTGAAAATAATAATAATTGTTCGTTGTACGCAATCGCGTGTTTTAATGTTGATACTTGTGTTGACGATGCCGCAATATCTATAGTATCTGTATCTAATGAATCTGTTCCTGTTGTTTTAAAGAAATTATAAAATTCTCCATTTTCACTAAATACAACATTTTCTTCTGATAAAATTCCTAATCTATTTTTATAAAATGTAAGATTATTTATAGTCTTTCCAATAAAAGTTGGATTAGGATTTGTATCTGCATCTCCTGAAATTCTTGAATTCCATGTTAATTGTTGGAATGTAAATGTGCCATTGTTATTATTTACTAGTGCATGTGGCATTGTTGTTGCATCAAAACCTAACACAACACCAGGTCCAACTACTTCATTCCAAATACCTTCAGTTTTAAAATTAACATAGTAATCAGATAATATATCACCTTCATCACCAGTAATTTTAAGTATTGCGTCTGTTGGCGCATAAAATGGTAAATCTGCAAAATCTTGTACTTCATCTTTTACAGAATACATAGCGTTACCACCAAAACCATCAGAAGTTCCAACAGTGTAATTAACATTTCCGTCAGTTGGTTTTATATCTAATGTTGATGTGTATCTTGTCGTTGTAAAATAACTTGTAATTCCAGAATAATTTTTAAGTCCTTGTGTTGTACTTAATGTTGCGCCTGTATCTGTTCTAATAGTTTTAAATCCAATATCGTTTGCTGATCCGTTCCAATGTGTTGATCCTGTGCCAAAACATAGAATATCAGCAATTTTCATTGTGTCTCTAAATGCAGCATCAGTACTATAATCATTTCCAGATGGCATTTGAAATTGTACTTCTATTTCATACGACATATTTGGATGTTTAACTGCTACAGCATAAATTCTTCCATAGTTACTTTGTTTTACGTACACTAATGCTCTTTCAATTTTTGCTGCTGATGTTGCTGTAGCCATTGCTGGTATTTTTGATTTATTAACAACAAAAGTAAAATCTGCAACAGTTACAAATTTAAAATCTTCTTTTGGATTTGTAGATGTTAAATAAGCATTTCCATTTGGAAAACTTACTGTTTTACTAACGCCATCTAAACTCCACACTTTAACATCTTGGTTTGTAAAAGCTGTTATAAAAGCATTGTTAGCATCACGTTGTACGCCATGAATCGCTGCGTTAGTTGGATATACATTTGATGAATCTAATGTTGCTGTATAATTTAATGCAGGTCTTTTAGATAAACCTTCAACCAATCTTGATTGTGCGTTTTCCTGTAGTTCAGCCTGAGTTTCATTTCGTTGTGTCGAAGTTTGTTGGCTGACCCCATTGATTAGATTTGGTATACTTTGTGATATTATGGGCATTAATAACTTCTTCTTGTTGTTCGATTAATAATATTATAAACATCATTACTTCCGCTTAGAACATTATAATCGCCGTTGTTTGCATCAGAACGTTCACAATTAATAATTGCTTCTTGTTCGTCTACTTGTGTAAATCCAGCAAGTTCTGATGAACCTACCATTCTAGCTTGGAATTTTCTTCCTGCTTTTATTACTATTAATTTTCTTGCGTATTCTGGAATATGTTCAAAGTGTTCTACTGTTACTTGATCAACAAGTGGAACAACCGTAAATACATCTGTTTTATTTTTTAAATCATATAAGAAACCATTTCTAAAAGTTATATCATATTCTGTTCTGTAATCTTTACTAGTATCAATTTGTATTACATTACTACCGACTGGAATCTTGCTATTTTGATCTAAGGCTAATTTTACTTCTGCTTCTGTATTAAAATGCCAACCACGAGATTGTACTTCTACATTAGTTTCATCTAAAATCTGTAATGCAATAGAAACATCAACACCGGTATTACCTGTAATACTGCTGACAGGAGCTTCACCTATAATACTTAGTAAAGTGTTAACTGCCTGTAATTCTGTTGTTGGTGTAATTCTAAATGCCATTATTTTCCTTTAATTAAATTATAAGAGGCGACTTCAGTCTCCCGTTGTCGCCTCCCCTTATATAAGTATAAAGTAACGTAAATTATTACGCTTCTTTAATTCCTACTGCTGCTTCTGGTCTTAATACACCATGACCCATAGCGTATTTAGCAACCATTAGCGTACCTTGTCTTCTAATGTCGTATTCCATTTCAGTTGCAAGATCCATTAATTTAACTGTTCCTGCCGCTGATGGATGACAAACAAGTGCAACAAAGTTAGTTAAGTCTACCGCTTGAGGGTTAGAACCACCTTGTGTTGCTGAACCTTGGTCTACACCAGAGTTTACGTTAGCTGCTACGAAATGAGGAGTTGGAATTAATTCAATTCCAGCTACTTTCATTACTTTACCTTCTGCTACACCACCATTAGCTCCACCACTAAAGTCGATATTAACTGCATTAGTTGCGTTTGCTAATTTATAGTATTCTTCTAGTCTTAAGAAACATTTTCTACCTTCTTTTGGAACGTAGTGTGAATCTAAAGCTGAAGCTGCATCAAATAATGAATCAATCATTGCGTTTGCTGCTGTTGCTGCTGTTGCTGACGCGATACCTACATTAGTTAATGCTGTACCCGCATCTCCACCAGTTATGTTTGCTGATGCTAAAGTCGCTTGACCAATAGTTTGTAAGATATGTTTGTCTTTTTGAAAAGCTAATGCTCTTCCGATCTCAGCTGAATAAGCTGATCTTACGTCCCAATGATTTTTTGCTTCTTCAATGTTAGATAAGAATGCTGAACTAACAAGCAAGTCATTAATTGTAATAACTTTTTCGTTATGATTAACATCTGTTCCAACAATCTCTGCACCAGGTGTGTGGTAAGCTGCCGCGATTCTGCCCATTACTGGGAATGACGCTGACTTACCGCTAGAGATAGATCTAACCATCTCTGCTCCTTGCGTTACACTAGCTCTTTCAAAGGCTGTTAAAACTTCCCCTGAAAAAACTTTAAGAAATAACGCGTCTTCTGTTCCAGCTGCATTTATTCGTCCTATGCTAGCCGGTGCTGCTACTGCCATAATTATTCTCCTATATTTTATGGTTAATTGTTATTTAATAAAGCTCGACATAAACTAGTTTTGATAAATCAAGATTGTCCTCCTTAGAGGGTCAAGTTATTTTGACTTATTATGTTTCGCAGTTGCCACCTGTGAAGGTCGCACAACTATTTATTTTTTCTTTTTAGGAAAACCTTTTTTCATATTAGAATAAGATTTTGCACTAATAGTACTTTTAGATTTAGATCTAGAAGTTCCTGCTTTTTTTCTAGCATTTATATTTGCGTAAAGTCCTCGTCTAGCCATACTATTTTTTCTTTCTCATTTTTGTTGGTTTTGTTTTTGCAGCTTTTGCTTTTACTGCTTTACTTGGTCGTCCTCTTTTAGAACCATAAGTTCCTTTTCCATAAGGCATATTTTTATCTCCTATAGTTTTGATTTAGATATTTTATCTTGTACTTCTGATCTAAATGCTGGATCATTCGCATATCTAGCATCTTTCATTGCCGCAGTAACTTGTGCCCACGAATTATATCCACCACCAGTATCTGTTCCTGCTTTTCCTGAAATTAATTTAGGATCTGTACCATTTACAGCATCATGTCTTGCTTTAAGACCTGTCACTGCAAGTTTAACAGCTTCTATATCGTTACTATTAACTGTTTTATTAAATGCAGCAATTTCTTGTGGATTTAGTGCGTCTTTTGCCCAAGTAACAATTTCAGAATATGATTCTTCGCCACCAACTTCTGCTTTAATTGTATTTTGCATTTGTGTAGCGACAGCTTCTTGGCCTTGAATAAAAGCATCAACATATGATTTAGGAATACCTGCTTTTTCTAAAGCAGCAAAAGATTTATCGTCTAATGTTCCTTTTTCATCATATTCTGCTTGCAACTGATCCATATTTAAACCAGCTGATTCAACTGCTTTTTCTGCAGTTTTTTGGTCGGCTTCTATTTCTAAATCTTTTTTAGGTTCAGGTTTTGTTTTTTCATTTTCAAAAGATTTATCTTCTGCACCTAATTTAGATTCCAGTTCGCTATAAGACTTCGCCATATCTTCGACAGTCTTAAATTTTTCTGGTAAACCTTCCGGCCTTTTTACTTCTTCTACTTTTGCTTGTTCTACTGGTTTTTCTTCAGTAGTTTCTTCTTGTTTTATTTCAACGGCTTCAACCATTTGTATTACTCCTGAGTTTGTTGTTGTTGCATAGCAGCGTCAACCATTTTACCAGCTACACCAGGCGCCGCCTGTTGCATAGTATCATTAATTTGTTGGTTTGCCGCTTGCTCTTGTGCTGCTTGTTGCTCCGCTGCTAATTGATCTTCTGACTTAATAAGTCCTTCAGTATCAATACCATGACCTGTCGCAATACGCTTAATTAAATCTGTTAAATTTAACATTTGTACTACTTCAGGATTCATCTTAGCGATGCTTCCTATTTCTGCCGTGAATTCTCTTAATTTTTGTAAGTCATTCCCACGCCCAAGTGCCTCAACACCTGTTATGATAGTAGGTCTTACAGTTCCTTTTGGTAACTTTGGAATTGTGCCTTTTGCTGACATTCGTTCCATTAATATTCTAACTAAAGGTAATTGGAATTCTTGTGATAACAATGAATAAACACCACCTAAGGCAGTTTCTAATTCATTTGCCATATATCTAATTTCTTCTGCTGTAACTCTATCTGCGTCTCTTTGTACTGCAGAATTTAAAAGAAAGGCGTATGACATTCGTTCCTCAAAACGTTGTATTGCTTCCGATACGACTCTTAAGTCATATTGTTTTTCTACTTGTAACGTAGAAACATCATCTCTTGATCCTGTAATAATATCTCCATTACTTGCTCTAGATAATTCTATTTTCTTTGTTGAAGAATTTGGTCTAACCATAAATACAACTTTACTTGATGCTGCAGCTGATTCTACCAACGCTTGACTTAAACCTTCTAAAGATTTTAAATCTCCTAAATACTCTTCAACGTAACCTCGACCGTAGTCTTCATTGTCTTGTCTTACCATACGCAACACTTGCCATGGCATATTATCTTTATTATAATAACCTTCTGATTCAGGTAATTTATATTCGTTTGCTTCTTGACAAACATAATATTTGTCTTTGCC